GGCTGGCTTGCTCCGCCTGTGACCGTAAAGACTGTCACCTGAGACAAAGTAGGCTGAAGTGGAACAATCGTCAAGGTGAGCAAATTTGAGGAAATATCGACCTGCTGAATGTTTGGCTGCAAAAGCAACTTAGCCTGGATCAGTCCCATCGTTATCGTGGCACTAGTCAAAAATGTTGTAGGGGTTAATGCTACGCCGTTAATGGTAATATTGACTACGTTGCCTGTAACTAGGATTGAGCTGAGATTAATCTGGCTTCCCTCTTGCCATATTCCATTAAGGTAAAACCCTTGAGTGAACCTTCTAATGAAAATAGGCGTCCTAAAAACTTCAAAAGGAGTTAATGGAACGATAGGCGGAATCATGGGATCACCACCTTATGCCTAACGGATTGAATCATCTGGCCAAAGTCTATAAGAGGCTTTGAGCTTTTCTTGGCTGCAATAGTTGCAGGTGAGTTAGGAGGGTAGCGAATCGCTCTGATCTTTGTCTGGATCAAATCAGTCATATACAGACCGATTAAATTTAGAGATTTTCTAATTGTAGAATCTCCATCAATAATCTTATCGTATTCCGTTCTTATGACTTTATTGATTCTCTCTTGATTCTCATCGAAGGATGTCCTCATAAAAGGTCGAGCTGGAATTACACTTGTCCCAAATTCATTCTCGGCTGCAATTTGAGGCATAGACTTTCCTGCTTGTTTCCTTCTATTGCCTTTAACTTGCGACTTGGTGACTGTCCCTTCCTGAAAACCTACAATGACATACGAATTGGCAAGTTGCTCAATTTGGGCAAACTTCTTGTCGTACTCTTTTCTGTAATCGGAATAGGACTTAACCATTGACTAACAACCCCCACAGCCACCACCGCCGAATCCACCGCCCCAACCAAGGCCATACCCTCCACCGCAACATCCTGCGGTGACTGGCATGTTCTGAATGACACCCCCTAGAACTACAGGCAAGTTGGTCACCGTACTTCCAAGGGTTGTTCTTTTTACTAAGTCTAAATAAGATCTTCCGTAAGGGGTTAACTCCAAGGCATTCATATCAGCCGTGACGTTATACCCCAAAGCCAAGTCTCC